GTTTATAACGACCGTTAGCATTGGCGCCGCTTGGGTCGCACTACAGGTCAGGCTGACGCGACTGGAGACTCAGGTGGCTCACATCATCAACACGCTTGATGGACAGCAGCAGGAAGTGCGCCGCATCGAACAGAGACTCGGCAAGTTGGAAAACAAAGTGTCCGCGTTGGAGGCAATAATAAACCGATGAACAGCATTTCAATCAAAAGACTCGTGGTCGTTGTGATCGTGGCTTTTACAGCTGCTTTCACCTCGGTATTCGGCGATGGTGTCCGCACATCCGAAGCACACGACCTGAGCGAGCTCGGCGCAGTGCTGGCACTCTACGGGAGCAAGGCGGTAGCGGCGGGTGTCTCCGCTGCGGTGTCGAGTGTGCTTGCGTTCCTTACGATGCCTTTCAAGGGTACGGGCGTGAATGCTTTGAAGGTGGGCAAATGAACTTCCAGAACTACAGGTTAGAACCTAATCCGAATACGCCCGGTGACTGGATTGTCTTTGGTGATATCTACGACAATGAAGGCAACCTTCTCGGCACATTTGGGCCTGATGGGACATCCGTATTCGGTTGGTGGGTGTTACAGGATGCAACTTTTCAACAGAACTACAGCACTCAGTTTTCGTTGATTATGGCTCAAGAAATCGTAGCGGGGACGGCTGAATAATGGCTACATACTACGTCCGAGTTGACGGTAATGATTCAAATACCGGTACAGGTCAGGCAACAAATCAAGCGTGGGCAACCATACAAAAAGCGTTGAGTGCGACAGGCATATCATCCGGTGATGTCGTTTATATTGCCCCCGGTCGATATACGGAATTTGTCACCGTTGCCATTGCAAACCCAACAGCATTAACGCGTATTGTCGGTGACCCTACCTCTTCACAATTTACTGGTGTAAGTGCTGGTGAAGTCTTATGGTCGGCACGTAATTCCGCAGGTACTAGACTCAATAACAATGTATTGATTTACACGACTAAAAACTTCTTATCCTTTGAAAACATACACTTTGAATTTGCACCTGTATCTGGTCAACAAAGCAGTTTTAGATGCGTGACGAGTACAAATACAAGATTGTTGCGATGTCAATTTACTTGTACAAACTCATCAAATAACAACCTCATGACGTTCACTAGTAGCACTGGTAATGCTTTAAACCTGACTATGGATTCATGTTCAATTATTGGGAATGATGCACAAGGTGGAAGTATAAGCATAACTGGTCAAAATGTTGCTGATTCTACGGAAATCAAAAACTCGCTATTTGTTGGTTTCTATCAAAACGCTTTTGTGCCAAGCGCCATACAAATGAAGTTTATAAACAACACATTTATTTCAATGGGTGCAGCAGCAATCAGTTTCTCATCTGGGTCTACATCATTCCCAAGCACAGTAACAAACAGTCTTTTTATTGGATGTGGTTTTGGTGTATATGCAGGGGCTGGAAATATAGCCACTGAAAACTACAATCGTTTTGTAAATTGTACTAATGTCACGACTAATCTTGGAAGCCTTGGAGCCAACAGTAGTACGGCTGGTGGTTATGGACTATATGGCACTTATCACCTACAGCAAGGATTGATATTTGGTCAGATGTTTTCAACAATTTTAGGGTCTGCAAACACATCATTTGGTACTGCAACGGGTGCGCCTACGTCTGATATTTACGGTATCAACTGGACAGGGACTAGCCCAGATGCAGGCAATGCAACATATAGAAATCTTTCAAGTGTAGGCTCATACCTGCCGACCGAGCGCAACGCCAGTGTAGTAACAATCGCTCCCGCCTCAACCTCCCAAAGCATCGAACTGTACCTCGGTGCTACAGGGCTAGCATTCAACACCTCCGGTCTAGCGGCATACTACGTCCGCAACCAAGCCGCTCCGGTGGCTATTACTCTGGTCACGCAGACACCTACCGGCGCGTGGTCATCTGGTGGCTTTGCTGAGATAAGCTCCTCCCTCGTGCCGGGCGTGTATCGGCTCGATGTCCCTAACGCGGCTTTCGCGGCAGGTGCATCTGATGTCACGATTGTTGTACGTGGTGCAAGCGGTACTAACGGCGCGGTGCTGACGGTCACGCTGAGTAGTGGTGGCTTGACGGCAGCGCAGACAGCAGCTGCGATATTCAACGCCGCGACAACTGACTACACTGTAAATGGCACCTACGGACTGAATCTTCTACGCGCTGATCAACAGAACAAGCAAGGTCTGGTCACACTTCATCAGAGTGGTGGAATCAACAGAGTGGATGCGGATGTGCATGCAATCGCAAACGACACGGACGCCGCGACAGAGCTCAAGGGCGCTCTTCTTCACAACGGCACGGACTACATTTCCGCAGATCTGTTGACTCCTGTGTCAGCTGCGACCAGCGTTCACATCGGGCCTTATCAACTCCTGGCTGATGGCCTCGGTGCTGATCAGCCGCTTGATGTCAATGTCGGCACAGCCACGAGCATCGATGTCCAGGTCACTGATGCGAATGGCACTGGCATCGACATCACTGGTGCGACCGTCAGCGCGAAGGTTTACAGCTCATCGGGGACACTGGTGGCGACATACGCTGGAACTGCCACGTATGCGGATAATGGTCGGTTATCATTCGGCTTGACGACTACGGTCACGAACACATCTGGCACGTACACTGTGACTGTGACCAGGACAACAGGCGCGACCGACACGCAGATCTTTGGACCGCTGAGATTGTATGTGAGGCCAGTATGAGTGTGAACATCATCAACATCACCGAAGACCCGGAACAGGTTGTGCAGCTCGCAGCCTGGACGGGTGACTGGCACACGTACGTGGTGCGTCTGGTGGATTCAAACGGCTCACCGATTGACATCACGACAGGCACTCTCGCGGCCACATACACGAATGCCGCCACAGGAGTCGCGTATAGCTTCGTGACAGGAACAGCCACACTCACGAAGTCTCTATCCTCACAGGGCATTGTGACGGTTCTGAACCCCGCTGCGTACCCGACAGCAGCTGTCGTGCGTCTGACTTTGTCCTTCACTGTGTCGACGACGGTACGCCGCTTCGGTCCACTGCTCATCGAGGTCCTTGCACCGTGACCGTCAAGGTCGACCTATCAGGCTTTGACGACGCGGAGGTCCGTTTTCGCATGCTGGCTGTATTTCTCCAGAATGCGGTGAGCGCTTCGTACACCGGCATGATCGCGCTTATGACTGGTCCAAAGTCAGGACGACGCTACAAGGTCGGCGGGACAACTTTCCAAGCATCCGCGCCAGGACAAGCACCAGCGGTGCGGACAGGATTCTTGCGGACCTCGATCACAATCGGCAAGGTCAATGACTATGAGTACGTGATCAGCATCGCGGCGCCTTATGGCAAGATCTTGGAGTTCAAGAAGAATCGTCCGTTCGCAATACCAGCATCCACGAAGGCATGGAATGTTTTCACAGGCGTGGTGAGGAAGTACTTCAATGGTTGAATCCTTAGTCGTCGATGAGTGGATATACGACACGCTCACAGCTGACGCAACACTCCAGGGACTGCTGGCGGTAGACAATCGGTCGCCATCGTACCAGCAGGGCATATACCTGTACATCGCACCTGAGAAGGACCCGATCAGTCTCCGACAGCCACAGGTTCCATACATCGTGGTGCGTCACACTGACGCTGGCCAAGATGACACGACATCGATGTGTGGTGGCCGCATCGTGACCACATCAAGCCATCAGGTGTGGTGCTGGGACACGCAGTCTGGTGCTGTCTCGATGGCGCGTATCAAGGGCATCGTAGACCGAATCGACACGCTGCTGAATAAGCAGACAGTGTCAAGCACCACGCCGCCATTCTTTCTCAATCGCTCGAGCGTAAGCTCATCAATAGACGTGAGCCAGGATGGCCGCGTCGACAATGGCATATCACAACTCTACATTGCCACAATAAGTCCATAGAGGTATCCGCATGTCCCGTCCATTACTCGCCAAAGATGTCACCCTGACCGTCACTTTCACAGCTGCTGCTTTGACTGGTGACACAATCGCACTGCCATCCACAACAGCACTATCTGTCGTCTGTCTCGCTAAGTCGTTTTCCTCGACAATCACACAGAACCTGGTCAATGCCACTGCACTGTGCGCTGTCTATGAGGCGTCCCTGTCTACGACACAGGCTGGCTCACTGAGTATCGAACTCTATGTCGACAGTGCACTCGGACCGATCTTCGCATCTAAACTCGGGTTTGGCTGTGAAATCGATGTAGACTTGGATGGATCTGGATCCGTGGCTGGTGCTGTCATCAAGTATTTTGGTATGGTGACAGAGGCAGGGCTGTCCCTGACTCCCGAAGAAACACAGACCGAAACCGCGACCATCAAGCTTGGCGTGTCCGGAATCACTGGTCTGTCAGGATCATAACTTGAGTTCAATCTTTGACAACATTCCTAAACTAGAGGGTCGACCGAATCATTCGGTAGACATCGAGCGCTTCATCGGAGCACCAGGTGCTTTTGTGTTCAGGGAACCTAAGGCATCCGACCTGTTTCCGCGACCTGAAGTCGAGAAAATGTTAAAGATTGCATTTCCTGAGTTCCCTGCTCAGATGCTACAGATCTTGATGATTATGGCTAGGTGTTACGTGACTCAAGCTGGCGACGGTGAAATCAATCCAGCGCGGCGCTTCGCGCAGCTCGCTCGTGATCGGTCCGACATATACCTCTATACCGTCGGAGAGTTTGCGAAAGCGTTCCCGATCGATATCGAAGCGGCGGTCGACGAAGTCCCAAACGACTAGGCGGGGTGGCGCAGAAGATTCTCTATTGTTCAGTGAGACATCTAAAGCGTCATCCCCGTGAGACTGATCTGACGCTCGAGGAGTTTGCTGAAGTCGCATGGGCGGGTGAAGTCTGGGAAAATCAGATCGTTGAAATTGTCAAGGCCGTCATGTCGGTCCTGGCTAAAAGGACTCTCTAATGGCGCTTGGCATATTCGACATCATCTTCAAAGTTTCAGGCGCTGGTGATGCAGTCCAGGCACTGAAAAACATCAAGAGCGAAGCAAAGCAAGCTGCTGATGGTTTGACGCAAACACAGCAGTCTGCTGGCAATCTCGCGAATCAGTTCAAAGGTTTACTCGCAGGAGCGGCTGTCGCTGGCTTCGCAAAATCCGCGCTCGATGCAGCTGTAAATTACGACAGCCTACAGAGAGCGCTGGCAACGACAGTCGGTTCTACGTCCGAACTTACAGCCGAAATGGACAGGCTTCGGAAAATTGCACTGCTTCCTGGTATCAACCTCGAGCAGACAGTCAAAGGTTTCATCCGTCTGAGATCCGCGAAGTTTGACGCCAACACAGCAGAAAAAGCACTCGCTGGTGTGGCGAATGCAGTGGCTTCGGTTGGTGCATCTGCCGATACAGTCGAACGTGTCATCACTGCGATGTCACAGCTTGCCAACGGGACACAAGTAAATCAGGAAGAACTGAATCAACTTCGCGAAGCATTGCCATCGTTTGGCAAAGCAATGGAAGCGGCATTCGGTACGCAATCAGCCGAGCAGATTCGCAAGATGGGCATCAGTGGTGCAGATGCGGCGAAACGCATCGCTGACGCATTCAACGCCATGCCGAAAGCATCCGCAGGACTCCAGACAGCGGTCGACAACGTAGCAGACACATACAATCAGCTACAGGTGGCAGTCGGGAATGTAATGGCATCAATGCTTATGGCATTCGGTCCGACAGTTACATCCGCACTCGAATCGGTTACCAAACTGATTCAACAGATGACCACGGCTGGCACTGCTGCGAATGCTATGTTCAAAGTCCTGATCGGTATCGGTCTGGCTGCGTTCATCGTTGACCTGTCGACGAAGTTCGGAATGTTTGTCAAAGCGATTTATACGACTGTGACGGCGCTTCGTGCATTGACGGTCGCTGAGATTGTCGCGAAGGCAGCTGCGAATCCAGCGGCTGCTGCTGCATCAATCGGTGCCATTATCGCGGCGGCCGGTCTTTCTATTGGTGCGTTTGCCATCATGGACAAGATGTTCAAAACACCATCAATACCGCAGGTGGAGGCGACAGGAAACACTAAAGGAGCAGCACTTCCTGCATTGCCACAAACGTCTGGTATCGGTCCAGCTGCAAGTGCAGCTGCAAGTGCAGCAAAGTCGACCGAAGGCAAAGGCGGAGGACTCATCAACACAATGGTGGCCATCGCTGAATATGCAGCAAGGATGCAGGCAGCATTCGTGGATATGGCCAAAAGCATGGAAGGTCACCTCTTTGAGATCGCGAAGAACACCGGCTCCACTCGAGATCTGCTCGATCTTAGAAAACAGACATTCGGTGGCGGGCGCCTCGGCGCAATCGGTGTGACAGCTGCGGAACTCAATGCAGGGAACAACGCAACGAACCAGGGTGGCGTCGGCATCATCCCGCAGACACTCATCCCGGCTTCGACGGACCTTGAGCGCGCCATGCGGAAGATGATGATCCAGCAGGGTCGGCAGAACCTGGTCACTGAAATGAGACGTATCTAGATGGCTACAAACTGGCCGCTCAAGGTCGAGGTCGACTGTCCTGAGCCACGTCCTGGCTTAGGGCGCGTGTGTGTTGGTGCCGACGGAACTTCGTGGGACCGTGCGAACTCTACCGGCTGGTTTGACAGTGTGACGAACACCGCTATGCCAGCACCGTTGCCTGTCACCGAAGCATGGTCCAGCACTTACAGTGGACTCTATGCAAGAGTGCCACGAAGCGCCTACACGCTCGTGACGGGGTCGGTATGGAAGCAGATGGAGATCAATGCCGCTGGCGATTATTACTTGACAGCGACGACACTCGGCACGGCCAATGCGGAGTATGTCAAAACGACTGCGTCATACGTCGCGAATCAGGGCTGGTATATTTCCGCGTACGTGCCGAACTGGGTCGATAAAAGTTCATTGCCATTCCTTAGAGTGCAGTGGGGCTATGGATCCGCATCAACAGTGGAGATGGTGTTTCGTGGCGACGGATCATGCATCGTCTACAAGGACGGAATCCAGAAGGGCGTCTATGACCAGTCGGACACGAACAAGAATCCTGGTCGAGCTGTAACCACGGCCAGTGCTGTCGG